GATCCTGGCACGTATCCGTTTTGCCACCGGGATTCTAGTGATTTTCCCCTTCCGTAACGTGAACCCTTTGACCGCGGATTTCCGAATGTTGCGTTGCACCTTACCTTTCCGTATACGCCGGCGGATCAGCACGGTACGTCCTTGACGCATACGGTTCGCTTCCCCGAACATAATCAATCCCATCGCGGTGCGCAGCTTTGAAAGCCTCGTTTCAACCAACTTGGTAAGTGCGTTAGTGATCTCTATCTTCGCTTCGGATAATCGCCCTTCGGCCACCAATGCCACAGCACGCATGTTATTTTACATTGCTCCAGGCAAAATCAAGCATTTTGTGAAACTTGGATTTGCTGTGTTCCAGGGCATCAGCGTATTTCTTCCGATTGTCTGGGTGCAACGCCTGATGCACAGTTAATAAAGCATGAGCCGTTGTAGGGTCCACCTGCGTCTGGGTGCCATCTTTGTGCTTTAATGGTAGATTGGTGTGGAACTCCTTGACTCTTTGAAGGTGGCTAATCGCATCTTCGCTCAACTCTTCTTCTTTTAGAGGGGCTTGATTTATTTTTTTAGGTAGAGCGGCGATTCGTCTTTCCTCTTTATCTTTTTTTATGAAATCCTTTCGCTCCCGCTCAAATCGAGCTGTAGCTTCTTCTCTGGTCTCACGACGACGGCCTTCTTGCACTACTTCACCGCGATCTTCTCTCCTATATTTTTCTGAACGACGATCAAGGGTTTTCGTTGCCTTTTTGAGGTGCTGTGTGGCACTGCGATAATCACCCTTCTTGATTGCTTCTTTCCCGCGTTTAGTACGTTCACGCATCGCCGCGGTGGCTAATGGGATAGAAATTTCATCGAGTTGCTCAGATTCTTCGGAAACTGACTTCTTCCCCGCTTTTCCAAGACCTAGAAAATGTGTAGATTTAGATTTTCCATCTTGTTCCCCTCGTTTATCTCTATATGTACGGAGGGTCTTGCCGGCGCGCAAGACAGCCCGTAGGGTCTCGCCGGAGAGTTCATTCAATACGTCTTGAGACGATTCTTCTACCTTTTCCCAACCCTTAGCAAGATTCATATTATCAGCCAACTTCTCATGATGAGCAGCATGTTGTTTGTACGCTTTACGATACGCTGAATGTGCCGCTTTATCTTTTGGATTGCTCAAATGTTGACGATAAAGTTTAATCAATTGGGGCGTTGATACTACACGCTCATGAATCATTTCGCTTTCTTTTAAGGACGTGGGGGTGATGACTTGGTCGTCGCTGTCTTGTGGGCTCCCATAAGGAATGCTGAAATACTGATGGAGTTTGTCATTGTAGTAGAGAGCGACCATCAACCCACCTGGAAATTGTCGTACAGTCTTTCTCCTCAGGACGAGAATGTTTGGAGGCATGTTGGCGTGGGTAATCTCATTATGCTCGCCTAATGCTTGACGCAACTCGGAGAATTCTTTCAAAGATGTTTGTTGTTTCTGTGCAGACGCAGCATCCAGGGTACGCTTGGCTTGTTTAGACCGAGCGGCCGCATCCAGTTCACGACGAACTTGGAGTGACCGATCCCGTACGGCTTCTGGAGAGAACCCTTTGATGGATTTCATGGTTAGACAGCCTTCTTCCCCATGCGGAACGGAACCTTAATTTTCTGTGACTTTTGAGCACCGTGGGCTTTCCCTGGTGCCGCCTTCTTTATCTTTCCCCCACGCTTGAGGAAGTCTTCGACCGATTCGTGTTCCTCTTGTACAATCTCTTCTGACAAACTATCCACACCTGGAACAAACAAGTTCTGGGCAATCAATTGCTTGGCCCCATCTAACGCACCAGCAATTCTGGCGCTCAACAAATCATTGGTGAGAGGGGTGGCATCTGAAAAATTCTCTTGTGCAATGAGGGTAATGAGATCAGCAATGGCGGCATGTTCTTCTTTCATGGGGACTCCTTGTGTTACTTTCTTTCGACGTTCTTTCACAACTTTAATGTCCGGATGGTAGCCGTCATGATTCACCAAGGAACGCTTGACTTCGGCAGGATCTTCATGAGCACCATAAAATATGGTATCAATATGCTTTCTATTGTGGTACACCTTATAGGCATGTGTTTCTTCGTTGAGTGTACCCTGGGAATAGTCTTTATTCGACATATGAACCTCTTGTTAGTTGTATTTATGCATTTTCTAACGTCGCTTGCCGATCAAACTTTGTTCTACACTGCTGTCTAACCCTGGGGTCATTGAGCCGGTCGGTTGCTCAACTGAATCCTGTGTATTGTCTTCCGGAGGTGGGGCAGGCATTCCCCCAGGTGCTCCACCAGGCATTCCACCAGGCATTCCACCAGGCATTCCACCTTGTGCATTAGGGTCCATTCCTGGGATTGCCAACGGAAGTTCACCACGTTTGGTTTCTTCCTCGATTTCATCCTGCATCTCTTCAATGAGGTCATCATCATGCTGCAAGACATGTCGTTTGGTCCAAGTATTTGAGAAGTAGACACCAATGAACGGTTGGATTTGCTGCAAGAGGGTGAGTCGTTCTCGGAGCAATTCTGCATCGCGCATTTCTGCGAAGTTGTTATCATTCTTGAATTCATAGGAGATATTTTCACGAAAGGTCTTCCATTCGTCCAGAGAGCAAACCCCCGTGAGTACAAGATCCTGCCTCAGGGCTTCATCAAAGAGTCTGGTGAACTTGTTACGGATACGATGGATGAATTTATTGAACTTGACTTCATCGCGGGTAATTTCCGCAACACGTCCCAGACCAACCATTCCTCCACCAGCTTGTTGTGCATCAAGACGCCCGATAGGGACATTCAAGGATTTGTATAATTTTCGCTGGAAATACTCCGCATCCTCCATTTTACCTAAGTTTTCGCCGCCTGGTAAAGTGCTGATTTCGGTGCCTTTTGATCCTTCACGACGCGGGAGCCAGATATCTTCCAACATGGACATATGCTTGCGTTCATCACGGAGTTCTCCGGTGTTCGCATCATAGACCAATTTGTTACGATACTTCGTCATAACATCTTTAAGATATTGCTCGGCTTTCAATTTTGGAAGGGTGCCGACATCGATGTAGAATATGCGGCGTTCTGGGGCGCGGGATAGACGATAGATGACCAGCGCGTCTTCGATCATGCGAAGGTTATTCAGCGACTTGATCGCCTTATGTAGCCAACCAATGACCATGGTGCTTTTGGCATCCAATAGGCCTGATGGAACGAACACAATACTATCCGTTGCAATACGGGTGCCTTGGTTCACACTGGCGGTATGGGATTGTGCAGTCAATCCGCGGTCATTGAAAATATAGTATTCGGAAGTAGCCTTGATATACTCTACACCAGTCTTCGGATCACGATCCTTGAGGATTTCACGGACTTTGCGGATCTTACGAGGGTCGATGTAGCGCAGTTCAAGTATCCCATCCTTCGGATGCTCTTTATTGATCACCACCTGGAAATATAGGCGACCGTCGATGTACCACCGCTTGAATAAATCTTCGCCTAGGTCTTGAAAAGAGAGCAATGACTTGATCTTTTTGAAACTCTCCTGCATTTTCTTCTTGATCACCGCAGGTACATCGAGTTTATCGAGATTGAGAGTAACCGTTTCCCCATCTTCGTCCTGGGTCACAGCTTCGGTGATGATTTCTTCGATGGCCTCAGAGCATTCCGGATGGAGGGACATTTCACGATAGCGGGTAATGAGTTCAAGTTCGTTGCGAACGGAACCTTCTAAGTCAACATACGTACCGTAGTAGGCGCCCTGAGTGATTGTTATGGCACCATCATCGATTTTGTCTTGGGGAATCGTGAGTGTTTGTTGGGAAGGGTTCTCTATTTTTGTGACATCAGGCGTCTTGCCTAATGAATATCCGAAGAGGGTCCACGCCATTATACTTCCACCTTTGTTGTGTGTTGGAATATCATTATATATTCACAAAAAAGGGGCGTCTTTGAGACGCCCCGAACTGTTAGCCGATGACAGTGTTATCTTTAGCCACGCTGGTGAAATACTGATACGCTAGGGTAACGGAGTATTCTTCAATCGTGTCGTTGCTACCCCAATCGAGATCGATCTGGCTCACATCCACCGGGAATATTCCTTCAAAGGTGTAATGCTTGAGTACATCTCCAGTTTTGCCGTATTGTTTGACCGAGGCTTGTGTGGCGTAGCCCAGGGAATTTCCGGCCCATGCATCACGGATATTGCTAACATGGCGATTGATCCCGTTCATCCACTTCTCGAAGGCGTTGCGAATAGCAAAGTCTTCGTCATTCAGAATAGAGAGGGTCCATTCAGGGAAGGTGCGGTTGCCAGCGAGTTTGAACTCGCGGCCAAAGTAAAACACCGGAACATGCCCGATGGTCGAACCAGGCAATGAGGCCGTCTTTGCCATAAAGGTCAATTTACGAGCCGCGGCGCCTGGATTAATAAATGTTGGGAAGGTCAATTGTACTTCAAAGAGATTCGGACGTGCGCCGTCACCTTGGAGTTGTGAGCGAAACTCGTAGACATTGAATGGCATGATGGTTGTCTCCTTAGTTACAACTATTTAGTGGCACTTAGAACTTTCCGACCACTTCATCGAAACTGACACCTGATCGGACGGCGACAAAGTTCAACTGGATAAAGTTGATGCTTCGTGCTGGCTTGATGTAGATGTCGCCAACAAATTGGTTGTTATCGATGACTTGCGCAGTGTTGTTGGTTTCGTCGCATACCACGCGGTAATCAAAGATACCCCGGCGACCCTGCACATCACGCAAGAATGGTTCGACCAATGCAAGGAATCCTGCACGAGTGAATTCGTCGTTAAATTCAAACAAGCTGTACTTTGCAGCACGAGCAATGGCTTTTTCGAGTACGATGAACAAACGTCGCACATTGATTCGGTCAAACGCACTAGGCCTGCTCAACAAGGTCTTGTCTCCATACAATACCGTACCATCACCTGGGAAGGTAACCACCGGGTTGATTTCGCTCTTATAGAGCGTATCCCGATAAGTTTTGCTTGGTATCCACGCCAATCGCACCACATTCTTAATTTGACCGCGGTCCAATCCCGCCGGGGAGAACCATGGGTCCCGGTTGGTATCCGTGCGCACACAGAGTCCCGCGATATCACCGTTGAGTGGCAACCAGCGATATGTGTCATTATACTTATCGTACTGATACTTCCAATTTCCGTCCAAGACCGCGTAGCTGGATGATGGAAGGGTGTTGCGAAAGGTTACTAGACTGTCTGCTTCGGAGCCGACGTTGTTGACCACGGTCGTGCTTGATGGACTGACAAACGCCATACAATCTCGCCGCACTTCAGCAACGTTATTGATCACATAGGTGGACACCACATTAGAGGCTTCCCCAGTGACAAGAAGGGACACATCAACATCATCACCATTGGCATAGAGATCCCAACCGCTCTGGAAATCTCCTGCGGTGACCGTAGCATCAGTACCACCTGACAGGCTCAATCGTTCAGCGAGAGTAACATCTGTGAAGGTGGTGCCTGTTACAGTGTTACCCCAATTGGTTCCGTTTGTGTCGTGGTCCGCCCAGTAGACGAATCGGGAGTTGTTAAAGATCACTTGTGGATAGTAGATGGAAGAACCGTCGTCTTTCTTGACATCGCTACCTTTTGAAAGGAATGGGTATTTCTCAAGCACCTGCCCAGCAACACCTGAAATACCACCATCTTCATCCACCACGATGACATGCAGTTCATCGTTTGCCCCGCTCTTTCCAAGCGCATAGGATGACGTGCCTGGCGCTCTATCGAACTGATCAGCATACTCCCATTTGCGAAGGATGGAGGTGTTGGAAGTAACTGCCACCGTGAGTGCGTCTGCCAAAACGAATGCACTAGTGTTGGAACTAGAGACTTGTAGGTATGGGTTGGTGCCCAACTTAACATAATCTCCAGGCTTCACGTAGGTGTTAGCCGTACCTGTGACATTAACGGTCAAATCTCCGATGTTGGCTGCATTGGCCGTGGCCCCGCCTTGTGCAGTCGCATTGCTGGAATAGACATTCGCACTGCCGCATACGGATACTTTCAAGTTATTTCCGAGTGCTCCAGGATAGCGGGCTGCGAACGAACCGAAGTTACCCTGACCGGCGAAGTAGTTGGCTTCGTAGAGAGTTTCATTCTTGATTTGAAGTGCCGCAGCACCGTTAGCCGTGGCGTTCAAGGTGCTGTTGTTGGCAGCACGAGTCACGCGCAATTGATTGCCGTAGGCAAGGAAGTTTGCTGCTGAAAAGAATGACAAAAAGGTATTAGAGTTCGGCTTTCCGAAACGGTCAGCTAACTTAACTTCTGAATCACAGAGAAACCGTGTTTCGACTGGTCCCCACACAAATTGACCAACGGTTGCGCCTACGCTTGTTGAAACAGTAGGAACAACTGTGGTGAGATCAATTTCGCTAACATTCACACCTGGGCTGAGTTGAAATGACATGGTGAACTCCTTACAAAGATGATTGAACAGATTGCTTGGTCAAATGAGATGCATTCAGTGAGTTATTTATGAATTCACGGATTTCTAAAGTCCATGGGCTCGTTCAACATACCGTTTGAGGGCTGCTTGCAGCTCTTGAGGGTCCATATTTCGTGTTTGTACCCACAAATCCCCATCGGACACCTCAAAAGGATCATCTAACCCATTGTCGATAAGACCAAAAGGCACAATATCATCCTCCACCATACGGGTCTGTTCAGTTTCCAGGGCCTTCATGATATTCAGACTTGCCCCCTGGGCTTCCCTGAAATACTTTTGGGTGGTGAGCCAGGAGAACATCACTAGACACATCACCAAGTCGTCATGCTTCCCTTCTTCGGCCTTGAATGTCTGAAGTTGCTGGGTGAAGGTACTCATTTGTGAGATCGTGGCAAAATCTTTGATCAGGAGTTTATCCGCTTCTACCAGTGTCTTGAGGTTCAGGCATCCGATCCGTTTGACGGATTCGGTCATGCGCAATCCCAAGCGCATCGATTTCTTGTGTCCAGCGGCAATTTTGGCACCAGTCTTTTGTGCAGACTCTAATTTGAAAATGTTCTCATATTCCAAGTCATAATGGAGCATATCGACGATCTGCTGTCCATTGTCGTTGATTTCAATAAGGACAAAGGCCTTATTGTATTTGATCGCCGCATTATAGATCATGTTCGGGAAGACCATGGGGGCCACAGAAGAACTATGGTATTGTGCGACTCCCCGATATGGAATTTGTGAAATGTCTACGACCCAGAAGGCACTGTCATCTTGATCGAGACCGCGGGAAGGATCGACACAAATGACATAGGCATGATCCTGTTGTGGATGTTCAAAGACATTCCAACCACCCTCGGAGACAATCGGTTCTTGGATTTGGCGCACCAACATAGAGAGTTTGGCACCTGAAATGAGGGTATCAGATGATCCCAGGAATTCGCAGAGCACTTCTTGCCGGAACTTCTGTTCACCCAGGGTTCGACGCTGTTCTTCAAACCAGGCAAGATCGCGTTCAGGAATCTTATCCCATGGATATTCCAACGGAATAAAGTCATTGCGCTTACTGAGCGCATCTTCCCAAAATTTACAGAAGTGGTTGAGGCCATTGGGGGTACTAGCCATAAGAATTTTGGTTTCTTTACCAGACGAAAGAGTAGGGAAGGTGGAGGTAAAGAATTCTTCTGCGATGTTGTTTGGGACGTGCGCAAATTCATCCATGAATACCAATGACAGTGAGTAACCGCGGATTGCGCTTGAACTAGTGGCCGCGGCGAGGATACGAGATCCATTCTCTAAGGTGATAGATCGTTTATTCCATTCAACTATCCCCTGCTGGATGAAGGAAGGGATGTTTTCGTACATGATCTGAATACGGTTTAGGATTTCTTGCGCAATAGGGGCCTTGTTCGCTAGAATTGCACAGACTTTGTGTGTCTGAAACAATACATACCACAAGAAGAATGCTGCGGTGGTGGTAGTCTTTCCCATCTGCCGAGGGAGCTTCACAATAACTTTACGTTCAAGGAAGTAATTTTCGATAATCTCTTCCTGAAAATCATACATTTCAAATGTGATGATTCCTCGGTCTACATGCACAATTTTACAGTACGTTTTGATGAAGTAGACCGGATCTTGGCTGCACTTAACCCACTCAGAGATTTGCTCTTGAGTGAACTGTTCCTGTACCCCCACCCGCTTGAGCCGGGGGTTCTTGAGGTAGAATCGTTCAGCGACCTTGACGATCTTGAAATTTTCTTTTTTTGGTTTAGGCTTTAGGGCTGGCATTCAGCGTCTTTAACTCCGTTGCACGTTTCTTTTCTTCGCGCTTCATGCGAATCATTTCCTGGAGATCATTGGTCGACCCAACAAACACCGCTTGTTCAATCGTGACATTGCCGGTCAAGTGAGGGGTGACAGGTTCGGGGTCCACCATGCTAAGTTCCTGTTCGTGTACATGGAGCAAATCATGGTTGAGTTCTGCCATAGTCTTGAGCATCCCTGCGGCAACTTCATAGGCTCGTGGAGTTTTCAGTTCCCTTGCCAGTGTGAGTAATTCGGTGATTGCCTGTGTACCTTGGGCAATCATGAGGCGCACATTATTGCGGGCCTCAGAGGCGTCATCTGACACGGTGTTATTTTTACTCGCCGAGACATCAGGAGATACAATGATGGTGTTGGCCGCGACTGGCGGGAATTCGGGTAGTTGTACGTCAAGGATCTGGGAAAGGTTTGCCATGATAAACTCCTAGTTAAGCGTCAGGGAACTCCGTAATATGGGTAGTGTATCCATAGTCACTATCGGCATTTGCTGTGATAGGATTCTGATAAATCCAAATATTGGCAGTCGGTTGACTGATATTTTCCACCGAGAGCACCGACCAATGCGCTGAGGTGTCTAGCCCCCATACGTTATCATTGGCTCGAAGCACTCCAGACACATCTGAGAGATATAGTGTATTGGTGGTGGGATTCCATGCGGTCACGATTCCCCTGAGATCTCCTTCAGGTATCTTGACGGGTTCGGATTCGCGGAAGTTGATAGTACCCCCGGTGACCACAATCTTCTGGATCGGTTTGTTATTAATATCATGATAGAGATTGACCAATACACCTCCATGCACCGCAGCATTCGGATCAGCGGTGTTAGCAGACACGCCCATGATAATTGAGGTGTTACTGACAGGTCCAAAGAGCCACCCTTTCATCACAAATTCTAGATCCCAGGTGATGAGTCGGGTGCCGTCCTCAAATTTCCCTTCAAAATCTATCTTTTCATTCACGCTCTTCAGGATGATCGGGATATCTTTCTTGATATCCATTTCCTGGGACACCTGGGCAGTGATAGTGTAATCAGGCAAAAAGAAGGGGAGAATCTGTTCGATGATCTGCAAACCATCTTCGATGTTTCTGACATAGACCGACAAAGAGAAATCGAATTCATAGGGGGTGCCCATGTATTGCGTCTGGGGTTGGGAAGAACTCAACGGATTGGTATTTCTATGCCGAATGGAAGATTGTTGTTTACGGGATTGATCGTATCGCATGCCGGTCATCTCAAATGAGATACGCGGAAGAGTTGTGGCAATCGATTTTGTCAGAGTTGGATCACTGAAGAGCTTGGTGATAAACTTTTCTTTCGGTGCATAGATCAGTGGACACTTCTGGCGTTCTTTCTGTACCCGATCTTGCGTTTCACGCACATAGGTAATATCATTGAAGAGCGAACCAAAAAGGCTCACATACTTGCGAATAGTCCTATGATAGTATGGTCGATGTCCTAGCATTACGGTGTCCCGAACGGATTCTGCTCATCAAAATCCAACAATTGATTTGATTCCGTTTCAATGGTTTTATTGTCAACGATGTCCTCGAATTGGTTGTCCAATGGGGTGTCAGTATCAACGGTTGCCATGGCCCACACGGCACCACTATTCGCTCCGATGACATCTGCCGTATTGGAGAACAGACCATTCACCAAGGCAATACTGAGAGTAGTGTTGCCACTATCCCAAGTGTGGACCGTTCCAAAGGCGTTAGCTGTCGCTAAGGAGGCCCCCTGATAGACTATCTCATTATTCGCCACATCGAATGATCCGGTGCCTGACGTGAGCACCAAATTGGTTAATTGATAGCTCTCGAAGATTTGTTGGTCCACTTCATCCACCCCAGTTTGGATTTGTTCATTTGAGAAGACGAATTGCTTCAAACGCAAGGCATACACATAGACATTTCCCCCGCGGCCGCGGCCCAAGGTATAGAACATCGCTTGACTGTTTTCGTGCTCTACATGCATAATCTCAAAGAAATTTTGCACAAGGGGAATATAAATTAAATCCCCTTCTCGCGGTCGAATGAGTTGCGGTAGGGCAAAGTTAAAACGGCGCCGACTGACCAACAGTGTCATCTCATCCCGAATTTCTAAACCAAAACGACTGATTAGGTCCCCTTCACCTTCCATCCCCATGACATTCTCTAGGTACATCTCGATGATGTAGGCTTGGGAGAATGTTTTGAGTTGATCTTCACCCATCAGACGATCAATTTGATCGCGGGATTCCCGTGGTAGATAGTATACGTCCATACCATGCATACCCAGGGATTCAATAACCAAATCCTCAACGAGCAATTGCTCGCTGGTGACCTGTACGGGGAAAAAGTTGAAGTAGGGGTTCGTAGGCATAGTCTACCTTAATGTATTAAGAGATATGTTCCATGCACATCTCGGCGCGTAGCACTGTCATCTCCATGACCCGGCCACACCAGCACATTCCAGTGCGGAGTTGTGCCTACAGGCTTTTGTATCATTTCATCATAGGTAATGATGGTGCTGATATCGGCAATCGCATATTTGTGGGCAAGACGATGTTTGAATTCCGTAAGTGCGCCCGCATCTTTGAATTGCCAACGTCCAGTTGCATCCTTCACAAGGGTCTTACCTTTCTTCAAAATCAAATCAACAAATAATTCTTTTGGAACCACGCGGCTATGCTTGGTCGTAGCAAAATTGACCATCTTCTCTTGTGAGGGTTGCGCCCCTCCACTGAAGTTAAATAAGAAGTTTGTTGGCTTGGTTGTGGATTGCGCCACGGCTGCAATCTTGGTATAAGCGTAGAAATTAATTGCCGGGAACCGTCGCGCTACATCGAATGCGGCTTCCATATATTCGGGGCTGAAGAAATCTCCAGCATCATGCCATCGCACAATGACCTTCGTGCCCTTCTTACCATATTTGCGCTCGGCATCAGACAATTCTGTTGAGAGCATGTGTTTGAACCCATCAGGATCATTAAGTAAGAAATTTAAGACCCGGGTCGTTCCTAAACTGGCTACGGGATACTGAATATAACCACCTTTCATCGCATAGCAAAATGTTTTGCAGATGCCCGCGCCTGGGCACGTATCAACAATCACAAACTCTCCGGTCTTTTCATCAACCGCAAGACCTTTGAGTGCCGGCAGCCCGATGTTGAAGAAAATACTACTCGTGCCGTCGGAGTGTTGCATTTTCTCGTTCTGCTTCATGATCTTCTTTGGGCGTTCCGTGACAAGCGACCGTAACTTCTCCAGGTCATATTCTTGTCCATGTTCCCCCTTGATTTCAATGTTGCTGCCGTGGATATAGGGCTTCGCATACTTTTCAAGTTTTCCCTTTGTGCCTTCCTTGGTACGTTTTAAGTAATCCTGAAGATCTGAATGTGGGAAGGGTCGGGTGGATGCCCCCAACGGTGCCCATTCCTGTAACATGGTGCTCTTCAGGAACGTATCCAGTGAGATTACCGAGAGATTGTTCTTCTTTCGGACCAGAGAGGCTTCTGCAATATAGTGTTTGAACGGTTTGAGCGACATGCGGTTACCCCTTTTCGATCTTCTTCCTACCCTACAAACCAATCTGATTGGAGGGTGTTCCAGCTTAAGAATTCCTGCTTCATCGCCTTGATTTCTTCGACGGCTTCATCATAGATCACTTGACCATTTAACGTTACACCTCCGGGCATCTGAACACCGGAGAATTTCTTCATGTTTGAGCCCCATTGTAACTTGATCAATGCTGTACCCAAGTCCTTTAGGACACGATCATTCCACACATCCACATTCCCCAACATATACGCTGTCAGTCCTGTTTCTGTGGTGCTGAACGTATAGTTAGTATTCATGGAGGTGGGAGTAATTCCGCCAATGGTAAACGCCACATCTCCATTGGCAGTCGTAATATAGGCTTCATCGCCGGTGATTACTTCTGCATCAAGTGACGTGACGGATGACGTAATGACATTAGACGATGTGGTGATGTTATAGGTGCCTGTTAGGTTTACCCGATCTGGACTGATTTTTCCGTAACATTCTATAACAATCCAGTCACCTACCTTGAGATCCAGGTTCCAATTGATATCAAGGTGTAGCCGATTACGGTGTCGGTGGAATCTGAATTGTGGGGCGCCACTGAATAACATCTCAATGGTGCGTAGATGCTGCATTGTGATTTCATAACTGACATAACTTACGCTTGTGAAATCATAGAGGTCATGCAATCTCAATTGATAGCGAAGGTCGAACATGTTGACGGAAGAGGACGCACCCTGAAACGGGAGGACCCCAGTCACTCCAAAGATTTTATCGGGAATGTGAATATATTTTCTATTGAAATCCTCTTGGGTTAATTGGTGCTTCAGGTAGAGTTTTTCAGATCCATCAAAATGATAGTCTTGCCAAAATTCCAAGGCTTCCTCGACGCGGTCCTCCACTTGGTCATCATCGACATTGATTTCGATGACCGGATGGCCGAGACGGCGTTTACAATATGCAATAAATTGTGCTCGTGTACTTGGTGTTGACATGTGATTCCTTATGTTCGACCAATATCATACGCTTGAAGATGGGAGTGGTCACTGTCACTCTATTGTCTATTTATAGCATTATTACCAACACATGATAATGACGAGTCCATTGCCTCCAGTACCCCCAATACCACCAGTCGTGCCCGCGCCTCCGCCACCACCACCCGAACCTGGACCCCCATGCCCCCCTTTCCCTCCCGCCGAGGCATTAGACGACCCTCCCCCCAATCCTGCGTACGAGAAAAATGGCTTTTGTAGTAAATATCCAGATGCTCCAGGTATGCCTCCAGCGCCGGCGCGGTTAGGCGCCCATCGATGAAGAAGTGATGTAGTCAATGTGGTGACACCCCCACCTGCAAAGTCCGCTGAAGTGGTTCCTCCGCCACCTGCTCCCCCTTGGGTTAAACATGATGTAACAGCGATAGTCGTATTTCCACCTGCCGCGCCGGCGACAGCGCCTCCTGCTATTCCGATTTGACCCGCAATAAATGTATACTGACCGACGCCTGCTAATGGCATATTTGCTATGGTTGCTATTGTTGACGCCGCACCAGCCGCTCCTACCGCCGCACCGGTACCTGTCCCCCCGCCTGTTGCTACAATCGTTCCTGAGACTATTACAACGTTGACGTTCGTTTGGCCTAGATCTGGAAAGATACTGACATGAGAAAGAAGTCCTGATCCGGCCACACCACCACCCGAACCCACCCCGGCGCCGCCAGCACCGACAGAAATATACAATACATCAGGTAGAAAAAAGAGAGGACCAACATATGTTGTTACCCCAGAACTTCCCCCTCCCCCGCCACCACCCCCGGCCGCGGCCGCGGCCCGTGTAAACCCTCCACCTCCACCACCTCCACCGCCAATACAAATAATATTACACATCGTTTTACCACGAGGTTTATTCCAGGTATGCCATTGAAGATTTCCGACAGTTGAGGGAATATTAAAGATTTGTATGTCTGTTGAATTGGTGTTTGTCGGGAGAAAAAAATTATCTATCATGTTAGTAACTCCCCGCAATCGGCGTAACATCCCATCCTGCTGCTACTGTGGTGGCAACTCCAACATAAATGCAAAATCCCGGTGGAAGAAACAGGTTCATAGGATAGTCAAGTGTAACGGTTGAAGTTGTATTGATGGCCGTTGTTCCAGGAAGATCCTGTTCGCCATAGAAAGTATTGTTGGGGACGAGAGTTTGCAACCCACCGTTATTGATAAAAATCCGAGCAACCGATGCCGTATTTGTGCCGATTGCTTTGAACCGCAATCGATTCAGGAAACTTCCATAGGTAGGATCGGCCGTAAAAACCAACTTATAATTTGCGGACACCCCGGTATAATCACCCGTGGCAGTAAGAATTGTCGGCGACATGAGCGCCGTAATAAGTACACCGTTATTGGAAGATAAATCGCCTTGTCGTGTGAAGATTGGTTGTTGGTTGATTGACATGATTTTAGTATACTCCTCCCACCGGGGTCACCGCCCAACCCTCTGTCCCTCCAGGAAGATAACCCGCTGCCCAACCTACATAGACACGAAAGCCGGGTGGTAATGGCAAATTCATCCAATAATCCAGATCCACAGTGGATGCAATGTTTGTTGCTTGTACAGCCGGAGCCGAGATTTCACCAAAAAAGGCATTATTGACGGCTATGGTCTGGTCTCCGCCATTATTAATAAAAACACGTAGTACGCCACCGGCGGCGATGTTCGCTCCAGTGCAATTTGCTTTAATTCGTAGACGTTGTAAGAATGAACCATACGTTGGATCTGCGGTAAAAACAAGTCTGTAGGATGTTCCTGTGCCATTGAAATCTGCAACCAGTCCATTGGTAAGAATGCTCGCCATATTAGCCGTGGCCCCGGTTCCATTATTCGAGGATAGGTCACCTTGACGTATGAAAATTGGTTGTTGATTTGGTGCCATATTAATACGCTCCTGCGAATGGAAAAATAGAAACTCCTGCCGCTACCGTTGTCGCAAGCCCCACATAGACACGAAAGCCGGGCGGTAATGGCAGATTCATGATCACATCAATATCAGAAGATGACGGTCCATTAGTACTTGATAAGGATGGCGGTAGGGTGACTTCCCCAAAGAAAGAATTATTGACTGCGACTATCTGGCTTCCACCATTGTTGATATAGATGCGAGCTACTGTTACGACATTCGTTCCGATTGCTTTGAACCGAAGTTTATGTAAGAATGCTCCGTTCGTTGAGTCTGCGGTAAATACCAATTTATGGTTCGTGGACACCCCGGTATAATCACCAGTGGCGGTCAGTGCCACGGTCGCCATATTAGCAGTGCTCACAACTCCATTATTAGAAGACGGATCACCTTGGAGAATGAAAATTGGTTGTTGATTGATTGGCATCGGTTACCCTTTGTGATATTTAGTACGGTGTAAGATACCCCTGCATTGCAGCATACATGATTCCGGTTTGTACAGATATGGTTACGGCATTTGTTGCATCATCTGAGGTCAGAGTCACATTGTTCCCTGCCAGGATTTTGAGAGAAGTATTTGCCCCCTCGGCGTAGACATTCCCGACTGCTGTTCCGGTAGAATCAAACACTTGGATAATTCCAAAGCTATTTCCGCCTGTAGATGTCGAAGCAATAGTGATAGAACCTTTGTCGTTGGTAATAAGGATGCCTGATCCCTGGGTGAGAGTATTCAAATCATATCCACCCGATACGGTATTCCCAATTAGGACTGCGCCATTCACCAAAGATGTGGCGGTTTGTCCAGTTCCTCCGCGATTTACAATAAGGGTTCCAGTTGTAATTTGTGAGGCCCCAATTGCAACCGCAGTATTTGTAACGGAGGTGACATGACCTTTATCATCGACTACGAAGACTGGAATAGTCGCACCATCACCATATCCTGTGGCGGAGACTCCCGAAAGCGCATGGCTAATAATACCTGTCGTCGGATCGTAGTTGATTGGAGCCGTATTAGAGATGTTCGCTCGAATTTGGCTGGCAGTGTAGATCGCGGTGTTCGCGTTACTATAGGCAGCATTGGCACGTGCAAAGGCGGCATCCGCATTCGTTGTAGCGATGTTCGCCTGTAGGAATGCCCCATTTGCGGTATCGCGTGCAAATTGATCAGTCGCCGACCCTCCAAGTGACACAATCTCAATCGATCCCTTGAGATTATTGATAGCGATTCCGGTGCCTGCGGTCAACGTCGCAAGATCAAATCCACCACTGACAGTATTACCAATCAGGGTTTGCCCATTCGCTGAAGAACCAGTATATCCCGTTCCTCCACGTGCCTGAACAAGAGTTCCAGACGTGATTTGGGTAGCGGCTATGGCGATAGCCGTATTCGTGACACTAGTGACATGACCTTTATCATCTACAACAACTTTAGGAATAGTCGCAGCATCACCATATCCTGTGGCGGAGACTCCCGAAAGCGCATGACTGAAGATACCTGTTGAGGCATCATAGTTGATGGGAGTCGTATTGGTCACATTGCCGCGCACTCGTGCTGCGGTGTGATAGAACGGACCGCCCGCGGCTTCTGACACAGATGCCGTAGTAATAGCAATTGCAGTATTCGTAACCCCTGTAATATGTCCAAAGGTATCAACCACAAACACAGGAATTTGAGAAGAAGTTCCATATCCCGTTGCCGTCACACCACTCGACGCATGGGATAATGTAATGGTCCCTTTACCATTCGTGACAATGACCGGGGCGGTTTGTGCGATGAGTGCAACATCAAATGAACCAGAAACAGTATTTCCAATAAGCGTTTGACCATTTGCCGTTGCGGCGGGAAGTCCAGCGACAGCGGCATTTGACGCGGCGGTGATATGTCCATTCGCATCTACTGTAATGACTGGAATGAGCGCACTGCTACCATACGTTGTCGCAGTGACTCCTGACGCGGCATGGGAAATAATGCCTGTAGAAGGGTCATAATTGACAGGAGCCGTATTGGAAATGTTGGCGCGTATCTGTGCCGCAGTCAATACGGCAGAATTGGCTTTTGCAAACGCCGCATCAGCATTGGTCGTGGCGATGTTCGCTTGGGTATAGGCAGAGGCGGCGACAGTGTTGGCGGTATTGGCCTGATTGAAGGCGGCATTCGCCTGGTCCCTCGCAGTCTGTGCCAACGATTGATCTATTGCAATATTGGACGCGCTTGTAAGATGACCTCTAGAATCTACTGTAATTTGAGAAATAAAAGTTGCATTGCCATAGGTTGTCGCAGTGACTCCTGACGCGGCATGGGAAATAATGCCTGTAGAAGGGTCATAGTTAACGGGTGCTGTGTTACTAATGTTCGCCCGAATTTGTCCCGCTGTATAGATCGCGGTGTTCGCATTGCTGTATGCTGCATTGGCACGAGCAAACGCGGCATTCGCTTGTGTCCTAGCAAAGACATCGGCACCTGCGGCTAAAATTGTTGTGGGGAAATACGATGCCTGAGAACTTCCTTCGTAGAAGAGAGTCACACGTACCGAACCAGAACCTCCACTTACGCGACGAACATAGACTTTCCACACTAACCGATCTGTTTCTGCTAGTTCATAACTAGATGAATCAGTGACATTCCAGTTCAACAATACTGCCGATGCATCTCCGCTATTGAAAATAGGAGATTCATTTGAACGGAGTAATGTTTCGAGGGTGTTCGCCGCATACTTATACAAATCAACACGAATTTGTGCGTCGTTGTTGACCCCATCTGTCGTGGCGTGGTAATGTCGCCCATAGGTTCCTGCTGGAAGAAGTGATGTTCCTGGATCTCCCACAGCGGTTGCAAATACTGTTACCAGGCTATAGGAGGTTCCTGTGTATATGGCAGAGGTGTTGACTTCAGCCCCCGACGATGGGGTTTGCAATGCGACATTGTACGTCGGTATATCCGAGGCTTGGGAGAGTATGAGATAATACGTTCTTCCCGTTGCCGCATCGACCTTGATGTTTCCTGCTGTATTGGTAATAATGATGCCATATCCCTGGGTGAGGTTCGCCTTATCTAATCCCCCAGACATGGTATTACCAATCAACAAGTCCCCATTTGCATAGGTGGTTTGCCCCGTACCTCCACGGGCGACTGTTAGGGTTCCAGAAATAATCGCGGAGGCATCTAATGCAATCGCAGTATTCGTAACACTGGTGACATGCCCTTTATCATTGATGGTTGTAGTGGGAACGAACGATGCATTGCCATAGGTTGTCGCGGCGACTCCGGACGTAGCATGGGAGATAATGCCTGTAGAAGGGTCATAGTTAACGGGTGCAGTGTTACTGATGTTCGCCCGAATTTGTCCCGCTGTATAGATTGCCGTATTAGCATTAGAATAAGCGGCATTTGCTCTTGCGAAGGCCGCATCAGCATTCGTGGTGGCGATGTTTGCTTGAGCATACGCTGACGCCGCCACGGTGTTGGCGGTGGTGGCTAATGAGAAACCTGCATTCGCTTGGGCATACGCTGACGCCGCCACGGTGTTGGCAGTAGTTGCAAGAGTAAATCCTGCATTCGCCTGTAGAAATGCGGCATCCGCATTGGTGGTAGCGATGTTCGCCTGAACATAGGCCCCGTTCGCGTGATTCCTTGCGGTTTGAGCCAACACATTGGCTGCGTTTGCTTGATCGAACGCGCCATTGGCGTGAGCACGAGCAAAATCATCAACCGCTGATCCACCTGTTGCCGCGATGGTGATTGAACCCTTATCGTTCGTGATAAGAATTCCTGTCCCTTGCGTCAGTGTGTTGAGGTCATAGTTACCCGATACGGTATTCCCGATAAGCAATTGACCGTTCGCAGTAGGAGCGAGGAGCGACACTGCACCCGTTGTGACATTATACAGAATCGGAGAGGTATTTGAAATATTTGCGCGTATCTGTGATGCGGTATAGATCGCGGTGTTCGCATTGCTGAAGGCAGCATTGGCACGAGCAAAGGCCGCATCTGCATTAGTCGTGGCGATGTTGGCTTGAGCATACGCTGACGCCGCTACGGTGTTGGCGGTGGTGGCTAATGAGACTCCTGCATTGGCCTGATTGTAAGCGGCTTGCCCCGTAACATTCGCGGTGTTGGCCTGATTGAAAGCGGCATTTGCCTGATCCCTCGCCCACGCATCGGTAGCCCCCACTCCAGTATCAATTGCCACGTTGCTTACTGAGGTGACATGTCCCTTATCGTCCACCACAAATACAGGAATATGAGAAGAATCTCCATATCCGGTTGCTGTGACTCCGGACGTGGCATGGGAGACGATTCCAGTGGTGGAATCGTATCTGATTGGCGCGGTGTTACTGATGTTCGCCCGAATTTGTCCAGCCGTATAGATTGCCGTATTCGCATTGCTATAGGCAGCATTGGCACGAGCAAACGCCGCATCAGCATTGGTCGTGGCGATATTCGCCTGCGCGAAAGCGCCATTGGCCGTTGCATATGATCCGTCCAGTTTAGAATACTCCGTTGCTGTCAAATGATAGTACTCATCGGCGGTTCCACCCTGAACACCTAGAAGTTGATTGTGTCTCAAAGATAGGGGTGTCTGGATATATGAATAGTGTGATGATCCACCAATGAAAATGGTAAGCGTCTTATCACTAGTTGAAGTTGTTCGTGCAAAATACGCACTAACGATTCTATCAGTGGTATTGCATGAAAATGCTGGTTGTACGCTCGTATTCGAGAATAATTCTGGGGATGTCGTAAAATTGATGTCCCCTGTCGTAAGAGCAGGGAAGAGGAGATATGCCAATGTGAATGCCACGTTATCTTCATTGACATACCCCG